TATATCTTCCATTATATCTTGGAAGCCTTTGTTTATAATAACACCTATTTGTATTTGATCAAATTGGATCCTATTTATCCTTTTATTTAATTCTTGATTAAAGATAAATAGAACCACAATTGAAAAAACTAAAACAAATAGTAACCAAGTTGGTATTTCTATCATTAGTTTCTTTCCATAATAAATTGATAATCGGTTTCACCAGCTATTGGTGGCCTAAAATCTTTTATTATATTTCCGGTTAATTTATTTTGAGCTCTGTTTTTATTATCAATCCAACATTTAGTTTCTAATATATTATCAATAACTAAATTAGGATCTTCTAAATCAAAACCCTTAACTCCAACATAATGAAATGCTTTGGTAATACGATGCTCATGTTTTTTAAAATAAGTTTCATCATAACCACCAAACTTCCTAGGATTGTCATTAGGTTTCTGAGATTTTCTAACATCAGAACCTTTTATAAATTGCCAATCTGGATCATTATTCATTTTCTTTTGTAATGCTGGAATAGCAGTTACAACTTTACATCTTCCATAATGACCTGTTGTATGATTGAAATTATGTGTTGCAATTTGAGCCAAGTTTTTAAATATAGGATAACCTATGCCTAAGCCTTGAAAATCAGGTAATACAACCACTCTTCCAATATTATAACAAGCTTTTAACTTTGGATGAGGAAAAGCATTTAAAGAGCCATAACCTACTAATGCATTATTCCAATAATACAAATAACAATGAGGTGTATTACTTGGAAGATCTGCAGTTAAATAGTGATGCTTTTTAAATACGCCCCAAGCACTTTTGTCGGCTTTTCTAATTTCCAAAGTGATGTTTGGTCGCCTGGCTAACCTTTCCGTGCTTAAGATCCCTGTTTTGGTATCAAATATCCAATCCGGTCTTAACCACTCAATAACATCATAATGACAGCCTACCAATACAATATTTTTTAAACCTTTTCTATCAACATATTTTCTAATGCTATTAGATAAAGCTTTGGCTACATTTCTATCAATAACAGAAGTATATTCATCTACAACTGCCCCAGATTGTAATGCTCTGGACATATGTGCTCTAAATTTTTGTCCAGTTGATAATGTATGATAAGGCTTAAGTTGATCAGGTATGCTATTTAAAGCTACTGCTGATAATTTTTCTGAAGCTTCATCATATGAATTAAAATGTGAAGCAATAGCCTTATTTGGATCCCAATTAAATTCTGCTTCTTTTAATCCTAATGATCTTAATATAGATGATTTACCTGAACCACTCGGACCTACAATTAATCCTATACCAAAGTTTTTTGGCATATTAAATTCTGGTACCTCAAATTCATTTTCACCTGTCCAAGCAAAGTCAGATGCTAATGATATTCTTTTTGTTATATCATCTTGTTCAACTTTAGATTTTAATATAGTCATATTATTTATCCTCTCCTGTTTTATAAAAGTTTTCCATATTTTGTAATAAATTAGCAAGTGCAATTATATTTTTTTGATCTGAATTAATAATTTCACAAACTAAATTAGTTGCCTTAAGAGCCACTTGGGCCGGAGTAGGTTCCGAGCCCATTTGATCTTTGATAAGAAAATTAGTTATCCTATTTTTAAACTTTTGATCTAATTTAGGAATTTTTTGTTTTCTAGTTTTCCTAGTCCAATTTTCTTGTCTTTTTTCCATTAGTTCTTCAAATGATATTTCTTTTGACATTTTCCTCCTATATAATTGGTATTTGTTTAGTCAAGATTAAATATGCTAATCCTGATAAAAATATTAATATAATATTACCAATGGACATAATTAGCCAATCCATTTCCTAATATTATAACCACAAAAGCAAACAAAGTTAATTTTTGATTTTCAGTCATATTTATGCTCCATTATTAATTGATTGTTGTGTTCTTGCTAACCTATTATATAATTGATCAAAAAATGATAATTCATAATGTTGATCATAAAAATTATTAGGTAACAAAGTTAATTGTTTTGGATCATTACCTATGGTATAAATAATATCCAAATGATATTCATAACTGATCCAAGTTCTTCTAGGATTTTTTATATCCATTAATTTAATAGGAACTGAACCAATTAATTCCTCCGCCAATTTATTATTAATTTTAGATATTAATTCATCCTTATTAAAAATAGGTGGTGGTGGCGGTAAATCGTGCTTTTTATCAATCATCTTTTTTATATTTGGTTTAAGCATAATTTCTCCTGTTTAATTGTAAATGTATTATCATCATCAAATTGATCTCCAATAAGATTTACCAATTCGGTAAATTCACTTAATGGTCTATTTGGATTAATTTTTGCATCCGCTTTTAATCCTTTTTGAACATGATCTATTCTTTTATTATTTTTTTTAGTTATTTTCATTATTTTCCTCCTTTTAATTTATATTTAAGTAATTGTTCAAATACAAAAGTTTTAGCATAACTGTTTTTGTATTCTTTAAGATCTCTTTTTAATTGAGATAAACCAACTATATAATTTGCTTTTCTAAATGCAGCATCAGGATTAGCTACACCTTCTTTAATATAGTCTTCGTTAAGTTTATGTTGAGTTTCTAAAACTGATATAGCATTTGAAACATTATAAATATAATATAATTGAGTTTGTCTATCCTCAAGTACATCTTTTAATAGTTTCTTTGGTTGACCATATAACCAATATCCAGCATTTACAGATTCAAATCTTGGATATTTTTTCATATTAGCTTCCACATAATCATCAACATTAACTTGGTAACCTCTTGGTGCTTTTATCATATTTTCCTCTCTTTTGGTGTTGGTTGTAATTTCCAATTTTCAACTTGATTTTGGAAATGGCTTATATCATTTTCTAATTTAGTTTTATATTCAAACCAAACTTCTGTAATTAAAGATAGATTGATATTACTAATTTTAGATAATGAATATCCAATCATTTGTCCTGGTAATTTAAATTCAGGAGCAAACGGTCTTTGTTCCTTTTGTCTATCCGAATAAGATAAGTTATAATAATTATCTAATTCAATCTTGTACTGTTTAACCCATTTAATAAGGGCATCAACAGTAGCTTGACTTGGCTTAGAGTTTATAACTTTAGTTAAAGTCGGTTTTAAGACTTTAGCAATGTAATCGATTTTTACTATAGGGGATCTTTCCCAAGGTAAATATCGGCTACCAAAGCATTCATTATTCCTTTGTCCATTACCTAGGAAAAAGCCATGATCTGCCAAAATATTTTCTTGGCCATTCATATTAACTTGTTCCCAATAATTATGACAAATACCACAAGTTGCTTTGTCTTCCAAAGCGGCTTTTTTAATTCTTTCCGCTTCGTAATCTTTTTCTAAATCCTTTGGTCTTCTTCCTGATTTAGCATATTGTTTAATTGAAATTAATTTATTATGAGTTTCAATTAATAGTGGAAACTCTTTATAAATTTCATCAAGATTTAAATCAGGTACATTATCTGTATTTAATGTAATATATCTTCCAATACATTTAGCATCTTCATAAGTATGAAATACTGGATATTGGATAATATATTTTTCGCTTTTAGGATTATCTTTAAAATAATAAGGGTTCTTTTTCTTTTTAGTTTGTCTTAAAAGAAAATTAAAAAACTTATTAAATTTTTTATATTCCGTTTTTGTAATATATTTACTTTCAAATATATGTTCTAATTCAACCAAAGTTTCTGTAATAAAACTTTTAATTTCATTTTGTGTATATTTTCTGTTACTCATTTTCCTCCTATTTTAAATATTTTATGTGGAAGTTTTACCAACCCACTTCCACCAAGGATTAATATTAATCAAGTTCAGGATTAAGCTTTTTAAGATAACCCTTAACTTTTTCAATTTGACTATCGAAATTAGTAATGTTTTCCCAAGCATAATCTAATCTTGCTCTTCCTTCTTCGATTAAAATATCCTTAACCTTAGTCATTACTTTATTCCAAGTATTATATTTATTGAAAAAGTTTTTAATATTTTCTTTTTCAATTTTATTTTCTTCATAATCATATTCATCTTGAAAATACATAAGAATTAAAGTACCAATTTCTTCTGAACTAAATCCAAATGTTGGTCTTATTATTATATATTCTAAGTTTTGTCCGTTTTTAGCTTTTTTAGTAGCCATATTGTTATCCTCCTATGTTAATTTATCTTATGTAATTATTTAATTTATATTCTGCCCATTGCTTAACAGAATTTCTTAATTGTGGAAAATTTACAATAATTTCATTTACAAATTTTACTGTAATATATTTCCAATTATTATCATTAATAACTTGATCATAATTACTAAAATCATGTCTTAAAATTCTTAACTGATCATGATGTTTTTTAAATTTGATCTTGTTATATTCATTTTTAGTTATATTTATGTTAATCATTTTATCCTCTTTAAATTAAAATTAAAAACCATCTAAAAAAATTAGGTGGTTATCAATTTTAAAAATGATCTATTTAGGATTAATGGCTGGTTTTTATATCAACTTAGCTAATTATATTTCCGATAACCCTTAGCCAGGTAAGTTCGACTCGGTTGATATGCCGATTAAGAATTTTTAGATCCCTATATACCGTCTCCGAAGGTATCCTGGTTAGCCCCATTTTATTGGTATTCCCGTTAGCCAGGTGGTTTTTTATGTTTTTGAGTTAGTAGAACCTTAACTAATAACCTATATAAACAATATATATTATATATACAAATAAAAAAGCTTTATTCCACAATAAATAGCAATTAGTTTCCTTAATTACGTAGGCCGATAATTATATACATTTTTTATAGATAAATAAAACTTACGAAAATGGATATATTTTGGTTTTTTCTGCGACTGATTTGAAACTTCTGTAAGGTATAGATTTTGAAATCCTAATTCTATGTCTTACAGAAAAACTAAAAATAAAACTTATCTATAAGCTTATATAGTTATATGAATATATTCCTATTTCTATACCTTACAGAGAATCTATCAACTAACTAATTAATTAGTCTATTTGTATAGCCAATATGTTTTATATCCTCCTAATATATTGGCTTTATAAATAGATTAATTATTTAACAGGAGGATAAAATGCGTGATGATTACCGTTGTGAAGAATGTAAAAACACAACTAAACCGGATCAATTTACATGTAATTGTTTGTGTTTAAATTGCGGTCCGTGTGATGGAGAATGTAAATATGGCGAAACAAAAGTTCAAAACATTCGAGCCAAGGCCAAAACCGAAAAAAAGGCCTAGAGTTCATAAAAAATCTAAAAATAAAGATGAAAAAAGAATGTTTAAGAAATATAATAGACAAGGAAGACCAAAATAAGGAGAAAATATATGTTATTAAATAATGTTGAATTAAGTTGGGTTAAATTAGATCCTAAAAATCCAGATATGGGTTTTGATAAAAAATCACCTCAGTTTTCATGTACTGTAAAAACTACAGACAAAGTTAGTGCTGAGGCTTGGAAAAAAGCTGGTATAAATATAAAACCAGTAGAAGAAAATGGTGGTGTTGTTTATACTGCTGCATTAAAAAAGAAAATTTATGCAGATGCTGACGGTAAATATAATACTGCTCCACCACCTGTAGTTGATAAATCATTACAGCCAATTCTTGATACAAGTACTATTGGAAATGGATCCAAAGGTAATGTTCAAGTAAAATTTAAACCATATGAATATATGGGTAAAAAAGGTATATCAACACAATTACTTGCATTACAAATTACTGAACTTGTTGAATATCAAAATGCTGATAAATTAGAATTTGCATCCATTGATACAGATAAAGATGTAATTTAATTAGCATTATAATATTTTTGGCTGGGCTTAATTGCCCAGCTAAATCTATGTCTTACAGAATAGGAATTTATGTTAGAAAAAATGTTTAAATTACACACATTTAATATTGATAAAAAATGGTTGGATTTAATTAAATCAGGTGAAAAGAAATCTGAAATAAGAAGATATTATTTACCATTAGAGGGTAAAAAAGTAGGTTTAATTAATAATGAAACTGATAAAGTAGAATTAATTATAACTATTGGTATAATATTAGATTTAACAGTTTTAGAAGAAGAAGATTTAGATCTTATTTTAGAAGAAGCTCAAATTGATGAAAAGTTTAGGAAATATTATCCTTGTAATTATTTATATACAATTAAACAAGTTGAAACAGTACATTAATGAAAACAATTATATTAATATTGTGGTTAACAACAGGTCAAAAAACAGAAGTTCCTGTTAAAGTAAATATAGGTGAATTTTGTCAAGATGCTTATATTAAAACTGTTATTTGGAAAGATAATCCAAATTATAAACAAGGAAATTATGAAATATGGGGATATTATACTTATAATAATAAACCTATATTTGCTTATACTTGTATGGAAACAGATAAAAAAACTTATTTTTATTATAATAAAGGAGAATAAATATGATTATAGGTGTTGCAGGTTATAAAGGTGCAGGAAAAGATACAGTAGCAAATGTATTACAAACAAGTTTTGGATTTGAAAAAATGTCTTTTGCACAACCTATTAAAGATCTTATACATTATACATTTGGTATTGATAAAGCAATATTATCTGGTGATAATGGTGAAAGAATATTTAGAGAAGAGCCTATGCCTGATTGGTTTTATTTATCTCCAAGAGATATGATGCAAAAAATTGGTATGGCTTTTAGAGATGAATTACACAAAGATATTTGGGTAAAAATCATGGAAAAAGATATTAAAAACACAAAAAAGAATATTGTTATACCTGATGTTAGATTTAAAAATGAATTAGATATGATAAATAAATATGGTTTTTGTGTAGGTGTTCATAGGCCAGGATATAATGGTGATGATCATAGATCTGAACACGGTTTAGATAATGTTGAATTTTCTAAGGTTTTTGAAAATGATAGTTCACAAGAAATGCTTTATGCAAAAGTTTATAATTACTTTAAGGATAAATTAAAATATGAAAATAATATATGATATCGAAACAAACGGTTTAATAGATACAGTTAGTAATATTTGGATAGCTGTTACTAAAAATATAGAGACAAATGAAATAGTAACATTTAGCGATTATGATCCAGATAGCAAACCGTTAAATGAATTGATACCATATTTAAATAAAGCAGAAGTTATTATAGGTCATAATATTATTGCTTATGATAATGTTGTATTACATAAATTATTAAATTGGAAACCCAGTAATATTAAATTTATAGATACAATGTTATTATCTCAAATGAATAATTATAGAAGAGAAGGAAAGCATTCATTAGGTAATTTTGGTAAAATATTAAATGATGCTAAAGGAGATTTTAAAGAGTTTGATAAATATTCAAAAGAGATGAAAGAATATGCTATTCAAGATGTTAATTTAAATCACAAAGTTTATAATTATGTGGTTAAAGAAGCACATGAATTAATAGCAAATAGACCAACTTATAAAAGAGCATTACAAACAGAACATGCTATTGCTGAATTATGTTCTGAACAAGTTAAAAATAAATGGAAGTTTAATTTACCATTAGCTAAAAAGCATTATGAGTATTTAACTGCTGAAATGAAAAAAATTGAAGACAAAGTTAATCCAACTTTAAAGCCAAGAAAAGTTATGATTGATAAAGAGCCTAAAACAGCTAAATATCTTCAAAATGGAAATTTTAGTGCAGTAACATGTAGAATGTTATCTCAATTTTTAGGAGAAGAAATACAACCTAATGATACCCATAAATGGAACAGTAATGATACATTTCAAAGATATGAAATGATACCAGCTGATCTTGGTAATATGGAACAAGTCAGAGGTATGTTATTGGACAGTGGTTGGAAACCTACTCAATTTACACCAAAAGGTGAACCAAAAATAACTGAAGATAGTATTCATACTATTCAAGGCGATTTAGGAAAAGAAATATTACATTATTATAGTTTAAGATCTAGACATTCAGTTTTAAAAGGCTGGATTGAATTAGCTGAAGAAAATAATGGACGTGTTTATGTGGAAGCATTTAATGTAGGAACACCAACATTTAGACAAAGACATTCTAAAATAGTAAATGTACCTAATGTTAATTCATTTTTTGGAAAAGAAATGAGAGAATTATTTGTAGCTGATGATGGTAAAGTTATGGTTGGCTGTGATAGTGCAGGTAATCAAATTAGAGCTTTATGTCATTATTTAAATAATAAAGATATAAATGAACATGTTTTAAATGGTGATATACACCAAAGAACAGCAGATATTGTAGGTGTTAGCAGACAATTAGCTAAAAGTTTATTATATGCTACAATTTTTGGTGCTGGTTTTGCTAAATTAGGCAAAATGGTAAATGGAATTGAAGATTTAGAAAAGGGTAAAGAAGTTAAAAATAAATTATATGTTGCCTTTCCTGGATTAAAAGAATTAAATAATAGATTAAATAAATTTTTTTATACAACACAAAATAAAGATGGTATGGGTTTTATTCCAGCATTAGATGGAAGAAAAATATATGCCGAGTCTTCATTTAAATTATTAAATTATTTATTACAAGCATATGAAGCAATTACAGTTAAATCAGCTGTTGTTAATGCTTTTAAAATGTTTAAAGAAGAAAAATTAGATGTTGATATGCTTGGTTTAATTCATGATGAAGTTCAAGTTCAAACTAAACCAGAAAACACAAAAAGGGTAAAAGAGATATTATCTTATTCATTTGGAGATTTTATTACTAAGGAATTAGATTTAAATATTCAAATGGCAGGAGATGCGAAAGAAGGGAATAATTGGTATGAAACCCACTAATAAAATAATTGGTATTGTTGATGGTGATGTATTGGTATACAGAGCTTGTAATAAAGCCATAAAGGATAATTTAGATGTAAGAAAAACATTTGATGATATATATGAAGAAGTAAAAATGAATACCGCTTGTGATGAATATAGTTTACATATTTCAGGTGGTGGTAATTTTAGAAAAGAAATAGAACAAACATTTTTAAAATATAAAGGTAAAAGAAGAGATAAACCTGATAATTATTTAGAATGTAGAGATTATGTTGCTAAAAAATATAAACCTATTATGGTTCCAAATTATGAGGCTGATGATACGGCATCTGTTGAAGCATTTAAATATATAAAAAATGGTCAATTATATATGCTTATAACATTGGATAAGGATTGGAAAACTATAGGTGGTTTATTTTATAATTTATTACACAATAATTTATCTGCTGTATCTAAAATTGAAGG